TCTTGTATTAGCTGCTCTGTCAAAGTTTTCGATCACTTTCATTTTTTGTGATTCGCTCAACTCAAAATTTCGGAACAATTTGTTTGTGTAAAGAAGTTTTGCATTTAAAAGATTAACTTCATTGATAACGGACTTAAGATGTTCTACTGTTTTATAAGCTTCATCAAGCTCTTTTTTCATTTTGTCATCTTTAGACTCGTCTTTTTTGTAATCAGCCTTTTCGCCCATTACTTCATCTTCTTCTTCTGCTAAGATTGCTTCAATGAGTTCGTCAATTGAATTATTAGATTCATACATACCTTCTTCAACGTCTTCTTCTTCATACATACCTTCGTACATACCTGCTTCAACGTCTTTTTCGTCGATACCTGCAGCTGCTGCATCTGAATTTAAATCTTCTTCTAGTTCTCTAATGATTTCTTCAAGATCCATGTCGTCGTCAGCCATGTCATCATCTGACATATCCATTTCTGGTTCCATGTCCATTTCTGGTTCCATGTCGTCAGTTTCAGCTGGTAACATATCATCTTCATCATCCATACCAATTTCACCCTCTAGATCATAATCACCGTCATTGTCTAAATCGACAGCAACACCAACCATATCTGGAGTTTCGTCAGCCATGTCTGAATCCATATCCATGTCATCCATACCCATTTCTACCTCTTCGCCATCTACCATGTCTTCATCTTCTAATTCATTCATTAGTTCGTTTTCGAGCATGCTTTTGATTCTAGGTTGAAACGCTTCTTGAAGAGCAATCTTCGCATTAGCTAATGCAGTTTCTTTAACCGCCTTTGCGTCAGCAATCGCTTCTTTTAGCAAATCTGATTTTGCCATTTGTTTTCTCCTTAAATTTGTTTTTTGGAAATAAGATTATTTGAAATCTTAATAGAATTTGTTTTTTATAGACACTATATAGAGATAGCGTATTTCCTTAATAAATATAAGTCTACTTAAAAAACAGTAAAAAAGTCCTAACATTTCTGCTAGGACCTTATAATATATAATATAATATGATTAATCGTCTCGATGCATATCTTTAATTTTCTGGATATACTTTGCTTTAATTAGTTTTGTTCGGTGTTTTACACTAGGTTTAGTAAATGTGCGATTTTCTTTAATATGTTCTAATATTCCAGAATTCTTTACTTTGCGTTTAAAATTCTTTAAAGCAAATGACAGATCATGATCTGATTTTCCGGTTACGGCAACTGCATTTGCGTTTCCTGGTACTATACTGTTGTGGTACTTTTGGTTTCTACTCATATAACTTGTTTTAAAATTTTCTTTGTTTCATTTTTTTAGACTCTTTACTCTTAGGTGCTTTAAACGCAAACTTTAAAAGTTCTGGTAATTGAGCAAAGTAGCCTTGAATCTTTTGTGATTCTGTTCCTGGATCTTCTCCTAATCTAAAATAAAAATATCCAGTGCGACCAGATTTTGACTTTTCATGTGATATAATAGTAAAGCCTTTTTTGGTGGTCCAACGTTGTATGTCCTTTGCAACTGCGTTAGCTTCTTGTGGATCACGTAATTGATATATAACATGTCCTGCATAGTCTGTTAAGTTGTTTACTAGTTGAGCTTCGTCTAATAAAGGATTATTATTTGCATTTAACGTTTTTAAATCATCAGCTATATCAGATACTGCAGATGCTACCTTTTCAGCATTTTCTGCATCATCGGCTGTAAATTTTACTGCTTGTTCTTTTAAACCAAAAAACTCTTTATATATGTTTTTAAACTTACTCATTATCATTCTCTTATATTATATAAATAATTAGTTAAATCTCCAAATTATCCTACTTCAAAATATTTCTGAATACCTTGAGCTATATCTTCAAATGCAGCTTCCATTCTACGTTCGTGAATCATTACTTCATTTGCAGATGATTGAAATGCCTTAAGTGCTCCAGATACTTCTTTCATGTGTCTACTAGCAGATACTTTGTCAACTAAATCTTCTTTTTCAGTAACAAGTTGTGAAGCAGTTTCAACTATACTAGAGATACGTTCTACAATCTCTTTTAATTTACCATTGCTATATACGGACTCACCCATCTGCGAAAATGTTTTTACTGCTTCTGCAAATTGCCGTTTTTGTTCATTAGTTAATGGTGCAGGTCCTTCACTAAACACTGTTTGTTTGTCTTCATTTAATAGATCACGCAACGCTGTTAAATTTTTATTTTTAAATTTCATTTTATATCCTACATTTACCATCTTCACATAATATTGATGTGATTATGTCATTAACCGTTTTATATTTATTAGTTATACCTTTCTCAACTGATTCTTTCATTACTCCCATAAATGCTCCATGGGTAGATGGATTTGAGACAAAGTCCCAACAAATCAATTCAAAGTCATCCTGCACTTCTACTACGCCTTCATTTCTAAGTTCTTTTACACTACCTAATCCTCTACTAGAAATACCTAATGTGATGCCTTCTTTAAATAATGACTTTAATATTTTACCAGATGGCGTATCTAATACTTGAACGGTTCCTTTAAGATCATCACCATCCCACCATATTTTTAAAACATTATGAGATACATTATTTAAATTCACAACGCTAGATTCTGGATGATCTAGTTCACCTAATGCTCTATTCTGATCTATATACTCACGTTGATATCGTTGACATTCTCGCATTAAAATATTTTTAGGATATACTCTGCCGTTTTGATTTTTAGCACCAGCTCTCTGTAAAACGCCTTGTACTACGAATCCTCCTGGTATGCCGTATTTTGCTCCGTTTGATTCATTAAGTGAACCAACTGGTTTAAATTGCATGAAGTCTTGTAATATTAATTTTGACATTTTATTCTCCTAATGATCTAACTCGCTCTGATATTTTAATTAATCGCTCTGATATTTTTACTAATGCCTTGCTAGTACTAGGACCAAATCCAGAATGTGATATTCCTGATTCTGTTTTTAATCGACTAGTATATTTAATAGTTTCTTCAATTTCTTTCAATTGTTTAGCTACATTTTTAATAGATGCATTTACTTTTTTAGCAGGACTCATTTTAGGATCACTCAATGCAAATGTTTTATAGCCTTCGATAAGACGCTCATATTTATTATCCATTGCTTCCTGGACTCTTTTATATCCTAACGCTTCAACAGTGTCATCATCAGCTTTACCAAATGCTTTAGGCGGCATATATGCCCCAGCTCCTGCAGAAGTAGATGCTTCATCTATTTCTTCTTCGTTAATTAATGATTCTCCACAAATTTCACAAATTGAAATATCTTCATTGCACGGTACGTGATCGCATTTTTCATCTTTACCATCACCATCATCATATTTACCTTTTGATTCTGCTTTCACATCAACGCCAGGCTCATACCATTTTCCATCACCATCATTGTCTTGCCATCTTTTTTCTTTTTCTTCTAATGACTGAAAGCTTTCTTCTATTTGTTTTAAAAATGATTTCATTATTGTATCCTATTTAATTCGTCAATTAAGTCCATATAACGCATTAATGATACAATATGGGACTCGTTTAACCGTTTCATAGTTTCAACATTACAAAGCATCTCTGAGAGTCGTTTGACCTTAATTTGTGTTACTTTGTCTGTTATGTGTTTAGAATGTTCTGCTAATTTATTTTTTAATGATGGTATTACTTCGGATATATATTCTTTTAATGCTTCAGTATCATTAACATTAGTAATATATTTATTTAACAATTGTTTCTGAGATTCTGACAATCCTGAATATTTTTCGTTAAATTTATCAATCATTAACTTATATGTTAATAGACGTATATCTTTTTCTTGTTTAGAGAATTCTTCAATAACAATATCTTTTTGTGTTTTTGATTTTCGTTCTATTAATGTGTGCTCTAATACAGCATTTTTACATTCCATTAATTTTTTAGGATTATCAGAATCTTTATATTCAAACAACATGTATATTGATGCTAATGCTTTGTAATTATTAATATGTATTTTAGAAACACGCTCAAATATAAAATTTTCAGATATTTCTTTAACTAGATTATATCGTTGTCTTTTTAATGCACTCTGGTTGAGTCGGCTATATGATTCTCTAATAGTTCGCATAAATTCTAATGCTCTTGCTTCAGATTTATGTTGTTCTTTAATTAGTGAATTATATAAATTAAGTTCTTTTGATAGTTCTGTATTTTTACCGAAATATTTTTTAATAATATCAATTGTTACTGTTTTATCAGATGACATTGTTTCTGATGTAAGTTTCCTTACAAGCATCTCAAACAAGATGCCGGTGTTTTTATATTTCGAATGTTTTAATTTTTTCATACTGGTGCCAGTAGTTTTATTTATTAATAAATATAGACAAATTTATAAAATATTGTTTTCATCTAACATTGTTCCCGAATCTGTGTCTTTTGTTTCAGGGTTCAGTGTTTCTGTTATAATTTTTTGTCTTTTTTGATTCTTAAAATAATTTAAAACATTCTTTTGTTCAGATGTCATTGATAGTTTTCGTTGACGTACATCTGGCTGAAATGTATTTGTTTGATTTTTTATATTAAATGCCTGATCCAACGTTTTCTTGCCGGTCGGATCCTATCCAAATTCATTGGCGTGTTGGCCTGATTTAATTCCTTCTTTAGGTCGTCCGCCTTTATTTTTTTCCTCAACATCGTCGGAGCTCATATGCATTGACGCTAAGTCGTGTGGTGTTCCATATGATGTACCTGTTATAGTTGGATCATTGCCTTCTTGTTCAATTTGATTTTGACGGAAACGTAATTTTAAATCTTCAATAACATTGGTTCTTTCTTGTAACCATTGTTCTTCGGACATGTTAAATATGTATTCATATATGTATTTATCTGATACTAATTTACTATCTTTCATTGTATTAGCAAGTTGTATTTTTTCATTCATTAATGCAACTTTTTGCTGATCATATATAATAGACGGAGATGTTAATGCTAAGTCAAAATTAATTAAGTCTTCACCTTCATATCCTTGTGATGCTAAATGTACGATTGCAATTTTATAAAGTTCAGATGTTATAATTTTTTGAATTCGTTCAATTGTTCTAGCAAATCGAATATCCATCGACGCTAATGTAGTTTTTCCTTCAACCCCTTCACCATAACCTAAGAATGGTTTAGGTATTTTTAAAGCAGCCATCATTTTATTTTTTACATATTCGATATCTTCAGTACCAGTCCAAGTCATACCTGGTAATGTATCTATTTGTGTTGACGACTGTCCTCCACGTACTGGTAAAAAATAATCTTCAAGCATATTATTAAGATTAAACTTAAGATTATAATTTCCGGTATTTTGATCTACATGTGGTATTTTTTTCATCTTATCGATGATTTGTTGCATAAATGTGTCTACTTCATTTGGAGGAATATTTCCAATGTCAACTTTAAAAATACGTTTTTCCGGGGCTCGCATTATTCTGTGAATAAGCATTGCATCTTCTAACATTGTTAATTTCTGGAATTCTTGTCTTGCTCCTTCTAGCATTGAACGACCATATGGTAAGAAATTCGAATCAGATAATAATCTAAAGTGAGCGATCTCAAAAACATCATACCACTCTTCGTGAGTTGATAAGTGTTTAAATTTTATTTCATATTCGCCAGTATCACTATTATATTCTTCATATCGTTCAATCTCATAACTAGAAAGTGGTCTAGCATTAATTACTCCTAACTCATCAGCAATATCCAATTTTAAAAAGAAATCGCCATACTTTGTTACGTTACGAATCCATGACCACATATTGAAATCGATATTCAATATATCATAGAATAGATTATAAAGTATTTTTTGTATTTTACTATCATTAGTTTTAATAGTTAATATATCACCAAATTGATCTTCTAATGTAGACTCATCTGAATATATGTCTAATGCTGAATGGATAATTGGATCTTTGTCCATCATTTCGTAATCAGTATATAACTGCATACGATTTTGATGCATATAATAATTAGAATCATATCCACCATTCATTCCGCCAATCTTATGTCGATTAGCACCATGTAATCTTGTATACCTATCAGAAATTTTACTCTTTGCTAAATTTCCGTCTGATTGTAATCTATTAGTATCAAGTACACGTAGTTTGTTGTTTCCAACATTCTTTACAATTATATTTGTACTGAATAGATTTCTTAACCGTTTTCTTAAAGAAGCCATATGGTATTTTCTTTTATTATAAATATAAGTACTTTAAGATCCAAGCAATTTTTACAATAACCAAGTTAATCCTTCGTCAGATTTACCATTATTCCAATCCCAACCGGAGTCTCTAGGTTTATTTTTACCTGTATAAATAACACTATCTGTTTTTTGAAATTGTGATAATGCTCGCTTGTTTAGATCAATTCCTTGTTGTCGTAATTTTAATGATGTGTCACGCAACCATAACCCGATACAAAATGCCATAGTTAAATCATCATTATAACCGCTCTGTGCTTGAGCTTTCCCATTTAACCAATGAAAGACAAATAGTTCTTGTATGAGCCGCTTACTCCGTATTATTGGAGTTTTTTCTCGCATATACATTTCTAATGCTGATATCATTAATGGCCGTGTTCTACTAGTAGTAGATACACCAGGTACCATTTTTGATTTGTCTTTCATATCATATCCTTTTTGTAGTTGGACATCTACATCGACATAACCATCATCTTTATATGTATAAAATAAATTTTCGTAATTTCTATCTAGTGCTGGTTGAATTGCAGCCCAACCTATATTAGCATTTTCAATTGCCAGTAATGCGTTATTCCATTCGGTAGCAACTGTAACTAACATGTTTCCAAAATCTTTTGGAGGCAATTTACCTTTATATTCAGCTACTTGAGTTATTGTTTCTACTTCAATTACATGAAACGTGGACCAGTCAGCACTATCACCACGAGCGACATCTGCAATTACCATATAATTTTTTGAGTAGTCAGGATATTCCCAAACCCAATAACCATGATCATGTCCTCGCTTTTCTATAGGATCAGTGCATGTAGATTCATATTCGGCTAATATATTACCATCAATTACAGTGTGTCCTGAACTAACAAAATCACAATCACACTCTTGAGCTGCTCCACGTTCTCCTAATAATTGTGTTTGTCTATCTCTCCATTCTTGATCACGATCTGGATGTACCGTCCAATGTAACTTTATATTGTTCCATTCTGTTTGTGGATTTGTTTCTCCATCAACCCATGTTTTATGAAACCAGTTACCTATACCATTAGGAGTAGATAATACAATAGCCCCACCACCAGTTGATAGTGTTGCTTGAGATGCTATCCATATTTCTTCAATATTTCGAATAAACGCAGCTTCATCTATTATTAATAGTGATAACGCTTCTGAACGTGCGCCCGTTGTCGCAGAAGAAACTGCTTTTATTTGTGATCCGTTTTTAAATTTTAACGATAATTTATTGTCAGCTTCAATAGTTCCTTTTAGCCAACTAGGTAAATTGTCATGCATTACCCTAACTTTAGTTACAAGATTTTTTGCTACTTCTTGTGTAGTTGCAATAACTAACACGTTGAAGTCTTCTTGAAATAACATGCTCCATAGTGCAAATCCAGCAGATAGAGTTGATATACCTAACTGCCTAGATTTTAGAATAACACTGTATCTATTGTTTTGTAAATTGGTTAATGAATCTTCCTGAAACGGATATAAATTAAATTTAATTTTTCCGCGTTTAGGATGTTGTATATAACAATATTGCCGCATAAAAAATACTGGATCTGCAGCACACATTTGATATTGTTGCTGTATTATTTGTTTTATGTTAGGCTGTGACATTATTGAATTACTCCTACAATAAATTTGCCAGTTAGTATTGTTGTGAGAATGCCGGCGCCGAACCAAACAACTTTATTATTATACCATTTAGGCTGTAACTTTTTTTGTTGTTCGATATATAAATTTATGTTAGTTTCTAATAAATCAATTTGTTGCTGTTTATATACCAATTGTAATGAATCTAATTTAATTAGTTCATCTTGTTTATCTATAACAGCTGTTTGTTGATTTATTAGTTGATTATTAACTGAATCTTTATAATATAAATCATCTAAAGTTTCTGATATATCATGTATTTGTTGTTCTGTAAAACACGTGTCAACTACTGTTTGACCGAACCCAACTATTGGAAATAATAGTATCAGTATTAATTGTTTCATCATTTTCTCTTAGTTTTTGAAACAATATTATGTTTTGCTTGTGCTGTGGTTTTCTTTGGACGACCAGGACGACGTTTTGCTGTTTTAGTAGCTTTTGTGTTTTTAACAGTTTCTTTTAATTCTGTCAATTCTTTTTTTACTTGTCGTTTTTGTGTTTTAACTTGATCTTCTTTACCTTTAACACGTTCAATTTTTTTTGTATTATCGTCAATCTTTTCTTGTATTTTTTCTACTGTTTTTCGATTACGTAATTTTCCAATTGCTGCAATTAGAGCTAATAATCCTATAATTCCACCAATGATCCATTTACCATATGATTTAATAGTGTTCCAAATTTTCATTTTGTTTCTCCTGTAACTGTTTTTTTTAATTTATTTAAAAAGTCTATTTTATATGACTCAAATCCTTTTGTGATTTTTTCTTCGAATTCTTCTGGTGTCATTTGTGCAGCCCATGTTTCAGTTTCTCCTTCACTGTTAATAACTAGTTTAGATGCTTTAGTATATGCCTCTCTTAACATATCAACATCTTGTTCTGCTTTCTTTAACCATGCTAATGCATTAGCTTCTATTTTTTTATTAGCATATTCTTCAAATTTACCCGTTTTCTTAAGTTCATGCTCCATATCAATAACACAGTCAAAACACATTCCGTAGATTGCTCTCATTTTTTGATTAAGATAATAGTTAGGATCACAAGTACATGTCTCTTTTGGACATTTAGCATATGATCTTAATTCTTCTCGAACTTCACTAAGTACTTCTGAATTTTTTGGTTTTCTTGTTCTGAATCCATCAAATTGTTCTACTATGGTAATATTACCATTAGCATCAACATCTTCCCAGATATCTCCAATTTCATGATGTTCATTTCTTTTTTTCGTTGCCTCAGCATCACTAAATCCAACAGTTTTTTTTGTTTGGAATTTGTGAGTACCGTCAATCATTTGTTGAACGGCTTTGATGTTTTGTAACTTGTTTGTTTTTGCCATAACCTTTTATGTTTAATTTTCAGTATAATCGTCTGATGGAGATGGAGATGGTAATTTAATATCCGCATTTCTCATTGCTGTTGCGATTGCTTTTTTAAATTCTTTAGACTTTTTTGCAGTCATACCTTTCATTAAATCTTTAATTGGTTGTACAACGTCTGGTGCAACTTCGATTGGAGTAGCGTTTACTAATTTTGATTTTATATCGGCTACAAATGCATCAATTGATGCTTTCATTTTATTAAATGTTTCAGTGGATGATGTATCAGATGTAGTTTCAGCAGTATCAGTTGATGTTGGGGTTGGTGATGGTGATGGACTAGGTGAACTAGAACCACCGCCTCCCGAAAATGATGTTGGTGCTGGTGATGATATATCAGAGTCAATTGCTGCTTCTGCATCTGCTTCTACTTCTGTTTCTGGTACATCTACGTCTGCCTCTGTATCTGGAGTATCAACGTCTGCCTCTGTATCTGGAGTATCAACGTCTGCCTCTGCCGGCTCTGGTGTATCTATATCTGTTTCGTCTTCCTGTTCGAATACATAATTTTCTCTTAATATTTTAGCAATTTTATTTCTAACATATTTTCTAATTACTTGCTCTTTTTGCTCTTCAGATAATTTTGATATTGACTCTTTAAGAGTTTCTTCATTTTCTGGTTTTACTAATGAGTTAGTAATAGCTACATGATCGATTCGTTCTAATTTTTTAATATATTCTTCAGTTCCTGCTAATTGCATTTTTTCAAATACTTTTCGAGCATGTTCTGGAGAATATTCTCCTTCTTCAACTTTTTTATAAATGTGGTCTACAATTTTAGGAACCATATTTTCAACGTCATCTAAAACATCAGTAGCATATTTTCTTACTACTAATGGCTGTACTCCTTTTGATAAGTTAGGAACCATGCCATGAGCTTCCTCACCGGTATAATCTTTAATATCTTTACGAGTATTTGGTTTTGTTGATTTTTCTAAATCTTTTGGTGATTTATACTTTGTTTTATGTTTTTCTGCCATTGTGTTATCCGTTTATTTAATATAAATATTACCTTGCGTATTTTAACACTCCTAGTATCTGATTAACTGGAGCAAATGAGCCTGTTAGTTTATACGTGTTACCTCCGTATGTGAATACTATGCCTTCAATTGGAACTATAGTATCGAAGCCTCCAATTTGTTCTATTTTCTTAAGCTCAGTTTCTAATTTGTTAATAGTTTCAATATTATCTGATGTTTGTAATTGTTTAGTTAAGTTTGCTATACTTCGTTTTATATCTTGAACTGCTGCATTTGGATTTGCTGCAAGATAGTTTTTAATGTTTTTTAATACAACAGCTCCAAGTCTCAAAAATATAGATTCAAATGGTTGTATATTTTGTTTACGATATAATTTAAAATCTTTTTTATCAAATGCAGAAACCCACTCAGCAAATTGATCGTTGTCAACCAATTTTTTAATTTTAGTAATACTAGTAGATTTATCTCCAAATGCCCATCGGTATGTTAATAACTCTATTATTTCATCGGTTATATCATATCCTAGTTGATCTGCCTTTTCTTGTATTATATTTTTCCACCATGCTTTATGATATTCAGAAACGGTATCTGTTTCTTTTAGTCCGAATTGATTTCGTAAACTATCAATTTCAGCAAAGAATGCATTTTGTTTATCTTCGAAATCTTCAATTTGTCCTAGCTTCATTTTATTAGGAGGTATAAATGAAAATGTCTTTTGTAAATGTGCATTTGCATCTTGAATTACTTTTTGTAATGTAGTACCACCAGTTAAGTCTGTCTGCACAACTTTTCCTGATTCATCATATTCTACTAAATTATGAAATTGTAATACTGCAGTTTCATATGCAATAATATTTTTAGTAGCTGGGTAAATAATTTCCATGTTAGCAAAAACCCGGCCGTTTTTAAATATAGACTGCAATGTGCGTGGTGATAATTTACTTAAAGCACTTGTTAAGTCTGCAGCTGTTTCGGTATATGCTTCTACTACCGATTTATATCCTTCTGCGGCATCTACACCACTTTCATCAACTATTTTCTGATATTTTTCTTCGAAGCTAGCAATAATTTCTGATGTTGTCATTGGGTTTCTAATTGTTTTCACCCCACGAGCAAATCCAGGTTCTCCATTTTTCCATGTTACTTGAATATTCTGACCATCAGTCTTTTCTGTTACTTCTTGTTCTATGTCTAAACGTCCTTCTAATGCTCTAGAAACAATTTCTTTCATATCATTGAAAGTTAAACCATAAGCATCATATGGATGATTCATATGACCTCCAGCACCACCTTCAGTTATTAAAGATTCTTTTATAGGAGCACCAAATACCGTTTTACTAAAATTATTAAAGTCATAAACAAATTCTTTTCCTCTACTCTTATCCAGAAACTTTTTTAATTTCTTTATTTTTTTGTCATGAGCTTTAGCCATTTTAGGAGTTTGATATCCTTCAATCACTTCATCTATATCTTCAGATAATTGTTGTCTCCACCAAGTCTTACTAAATACTGATTCTTGTACTCCAGTTAACATTTGCCAAATATTTTTAACGATTGCTTCTTTAGTACCTGGATATGATGCTGCAAATGTTTCATAATCTTTTTCTGCAATTGCTTTTCTTACTGTGCTAGCAGAAATAGGTGTTCCGTCTGCGTATGCTAATGGATCTACATCAATTTCGAGTGGATTAACTTTGATGCCTGCAGGCATTTTTCTACCGCCTTTATCTCCAACTGTTTTGTATTTTTCCACGTTGCTTCCAAAACTCATGGTGCGAGCATAATCATCGCCTTTTTTAGATGCAGCCATTGCATATGTTCCGTTGTCCGTTTCTGGTAATGCAAATAAGTATTCATATGCAGCCATAATTGGAGAATTGTAATCAGTGGGTTGCATTACAATTTTTGGATTACTATTAATTAGATTGAAGATTTCAGCAGTATCTTTTCTACTAACACTGTCTCGTTCTTTTGGTCCAATCAACATTATTACTCGTTCTACATTAGAAGATTGAGCATATCGATTTGCTAATGCTAAATGGGCTCCGGTTAGTGGTTTGAACCCGCCTGGAAAAAGTACTATAGTTTTATTCATCTTATATAAATATTTGTTAGTTTAATTCTATGCAGGAGCTACCGGGAATGCTGGAGCTGATATTGCACCTCCTACTAAACGACTACTCCTATACACAAAATTTTTAGCTTTAACGGTGGAAGTACCAAATCCTGTGCCTCCTATTTGTGCTAATATGTATATTCTAACATAATGTCCTTGATAATCACTTAACGCACTACCTTCGACTATTTCTAATGTTATACCAGATGATGCTTCTGTACCAGAAGCTATTCCCGTTAAAGCATTTGATGTTTTCAAAAGATCCGGAGAACTCCATGAGTCATAATTTGTACCAGATCCATCTGATATTGACGATGTGTAACTGGCTGATTGTATATATGACGCAAATTGTAAACTTTTAGTACCAGTGCCATTATGATCATAAAATACCATTGCAGAAAGTTGTATATTTGTTTCACCAGGCAATATAAATGTTTCAAATATCGACGCAGTAACTGGCGTACCTCCGGATGTTCCTATATCACCAGTATGTGTGAATTCATCTCTATCATGATATATTACACGTCCTATATTAAATCCATCTACATATTCATTATTAGTATCAAATAATACAATATCACCAATTTGTGCAACAAATGATGATGCAGTCACATCTCCGTTTGCTTGTAATACAAAGTTACTAGACGATATTTCTAATAATCCATCACTACCACTTATAAATGATGAGCTAGGATTTCCAAAAAAGAATTTATCGGTGCGAACATCTATTTCTGAGTCTGAAGTTGAATATCGAAAATAACTAGAAGTATTTGCATATAACTCTAAACCTACTCCACTATATGGACTGCCCTTCGAAGTTTGGCCAGCAAGAGCACTACCGCTCCAAAGCAAAAATCCAGGAAATCCAGAATCAAATCCTTGATATCCCAATGATCTAATAAATCCAGTACTAGTATCACCTGTTATTGCTACTCCACTATTGAGTGAATTTGCCACATATAAAGATCCAGTAAGCATTGAAAAATCACCATCAACATATCTATTACCACCTTCCCAATCTTTGTCATACACATATGTTACATGATTACTTGCAACACCATCAACATTATAATATTCTACCTTAAATGATATCTGATTGTCTATTTTATGTGTTGTTTCTACAAATGTTTTGATTCTAGTATAATTAGGAGTATAACCAACATCATTATCTGTTGTTGTTTTTACATCCGATATTTGCCATTGGCCAGATTCTACTACAAATATTAATGCACCGTGGCCAGCATTATCAGTTTCAAAATTAAACACAACATCATCAAATCTTTGTGAATCTGCAGTTACTCGTAGTTCTCCAATTCGTTTACCCAATGTTACTGGTAATTCCTGATTAAATAAATCTGTCGTATCAAAATCAAATGCACTACCGGACATATAAACACTAATAACCGGATCATTGTTATTGCTAACACCACTACGTGTTCCTAATGCATCAAATGTTACCTTATATGAACTAGTTGCAATAAATACTCCATTATATGCATTTTGTGTTTGAAATGTTAAAACACTGTTATTTGCTGTTATATCAGTAGCACTATCTATTAATACGGCTCTACCCAATGATGCTGTTGTCCATGTTAATGTTGGAGCGGTGCTTTCTATATTGCCTTGATATGAATGACCTTCCCAATATGTGTCAATCGTGCTCTGTGTTACAAATGTTCCTATACTAACGTCTGGTAATAGAGATGATGTGCTAGGCACAAATATTTCTGTTTCTTCTAATTCAACATCATTAATAAGATCCCATGTTCCTACAGTTCCTTTATTATTAGTATATATTTTTATGCGACTAATGTCACCAGTTGCTGGTTCTAAACCTTCTATTTGAATATATGCAAAGGATTGTGAATTTTCAGTTTCAACATATGTTGGAGTTGCTTCATATGATATAGAATATGCAGATGCATCAAATGAATTATATGTATGCGGAAAAATACTTTGGCTACTATACACTGTATATTCTTGATCTAACAATGCTGTAGTCGGAGTTAATATCTTTTTTATTGTTGATGTATATGCCGTTGTACTAATCGGATACGCTGGTGTAGGGGTTGGATTTGTTGGTGTTGAAACTGTAAGTGTTCCATTTTGCATATCAGACTCTAATTCTCCGCCAATTAATTCTATTGCTGGTTGATTATTCAGTGAAAAGAATTTTACTTGTCCGGTATTATATGTTGGAAATTGTGTTGTTGCATATTGTCTATCCAACTGCACTCCAATTTGCTCTTTAACGATAACTGTTGGTAATCGGTCAAATATAATTTCAGAAACATTAGCAACCATCGGATTAACTGGTACGGTACGTGACCATCTAACATTGACTTTGTTTTGCCAATCCGGTGGTGTTGGATTATTTTCTATGGTGGCAGCATCAGCTACTAATGTAATGGTACAATCACCAGGAGAGGTATCTTCATAAATATAAATTGCAATAACACGACTCTTATCTTCATCAATATAATCAACAACTTCAGAATATATAGGATCACCGTTATAATCTAAAACTTCAAACCCTAATGAACCACCGGTTCTTAAATTAGTTGGATGGCCTCGTAATTTAAATAAATTTTTACCAGCAGTTAATCTAGTTGGAAATTCTGATATTTGAAAGTATTCTGGAGATGTTAATGATTTATCTTCATACAAAACCGGTATAAATTCTAAACCTTGATATACAGCTTCTTTACGTTCCATTGATAATTTACACTTTATATATAAATATCAAATGTGTAGAATCTGGCTATATCCGTCAGTTTTGTTTACTTCAATTAGGTTGTCTACCATATCACGCATAGTATCAACGTGTGATATAATAATTGAAAAATCAAATTTAGTTCTAAAATAATCAAATAGATTTGCAACTGATGCAATATGCTCGGCATCTAAACTTCCCCAACCTTCGTCGATTGCAATAAAATTAGGTCTAGGTAATGCAGACACATTGATAAGTGCAATTCTAATTGCTAAACTAGATATAAATCGCTCCATACCACTCGTTAATTCTAATGGCCAATAGTTATCTTCATCATATATAATATATCCGTTAATATTTTTACCATCAGTATTCATAACCATATTAAAATCAACTACTTGATTTAAAACATTATTTATTTCAGTTTCAATTTTTGGTATTGCTTTGGATATTAAGTCATATGGAATACCATCACGTTTTACAGATTTCAAATAGTATTCATATGCTTTATATTCAATTTCTAATTGTCGGTATATTTCTAATTGTTCTAATGCAGTTTTTCTTTTTGTTTTAGCTACCTCAATTTCTCCATGATTCGTTTTTATCTGATCTTGTAATTTTTTAATCTTTTTTGTTACATTGTCAATTTCGGACTTACATGTAGTAATTTTATTATCTATTTCAATATTATGTTGTATAGCAGACTCATTACGTTTAAATAGCTCTTGTCGTTCTATGTTATTTTCTAATTCTGATTCTTTTGTTTGAAGATCATTTTCATGAATTTGAAGTTGTAGTTCATGTAGTTCTATTTTATTTTTATATAACTTAATATTATCAATCGAATTATTATAATTTGTAAGATCAGTTTTAGCTACAGTTAACTTGTCTATTATTGTATTTTTTGCATCAATATTATTCTGAATATTATTTAATATTTCTCTATCTTGATTAATCTCGTTCTTTGCTTGTATTGCGTCTTGCACAAAAACGTTAGAGACACAGTATTTACAATCTGGATCATATTCGTGTGTTTCGAGATGTTCAATTTTTGTTTGCTTATCATTTACAATCCTTTGTTGTTTTTTCAGATCATCCTGTAAATTATCCAATTGGAATTCAGTGTCTGTTAATTGCTGAACTTTATCTTTTAAGTCTTGTACATTATAATTTTGTGTTTTAACTGTTTCAGATATTTTATCAATTTTGTCTTGATATTTTGTTATTATTTGTTCAGTTTCGTCAATTGTTGTTTGTAATGTTTCTATTTTATCTATTAAATCAGTTTCTGTTTCTTGTAATATACTAATATCATCGCCTTCATAACTAGTAGGTTGTTTAGTTTCTATTAATTGCAATATATCTTCTTGTAGTTTATTTCTTAAATCCTGATTTGTTGATTCTTTTTTATTTGTATCTTTTATTAGTTTGCTATTATCTTTAATAACAATGTCAGCTGATGTAATAGTTTCAGCAAAATCTGTTTTCTTGAATGCTTTTAATCTACCAGCCGTTTCTTTAATTTCATCAGTAGCTAAATGATATAATTGTTCAAATACTGTTATATCTAAAAACTGTGATAATAGATCTTTTCTTTCTCGTTGTGATTTTTCTATAAAGTTATTATTATCTGCTTGCAAAGAAAATGCAGTTAATATAAAATCATTATATGTTCCCAGATAACGGCGAATACTTTTATTAGTATCACTACGTTCATCACCATTTAAGTTTTCAGTTTCGGTATAAAAATTAACATCTACTTTAACATGATTATCTTTCTTTTTATTACCAACACGTTCAATAGTATATAACACATCATTCATTTTAAATTTAAAAGTACCTTTAAACGAACTTTGTTTATTATTCAATACTTCATGTGCTTTACTAGTTTTACTACATTTATCAAATATAGTATATGTTATTGCGTCTAATAAAGATGATTTACCACTAGTATTTGATGCAAATAAACCACAGACATCACTCATTTTATTAAAATCAATTCGATTACCTTTTCCATATGAAAACATATTTTCGAATTCAAATGAAACCGGATGCCATGTTATATGCCTTACAGATTCTACGGCAGGTAATTTTGAATTAATGGATCTGTTAATATGTCGTATTGCGTCTAATTCGTCTGGAGTAGCTGTTGGGAACTTAACGTTAATAAAATCAGTTAATAATGTATTTTGATACTCAACATCTCGGACATTGCCAATTGTAATTGAATTTGCATTTGTTTCGTGTTTTGCTGCAATGGTTCTTTGTATTGTTATGTCTTGTACATTATATTTTTTACGTATTGTCGTAACAAGTTTTTTCATATCAGCCGCACTAGTTTCGTTAAACTTGATTCTGATACGAGGTTTATTGGGCATACGATGTGGCGACTTAATTATATTAGGTCCATCGGTTTCTATGGTAACATATCCATAGTCATTATGTATTTCTACAAAATCAGCCTTTTGAGTTTTAACGTCCCAAATTAATATTCCATGATCTAATGCTTCTCCATGATTTTGTTGTATCAATGATCCAGGATATGCAATAGTGTCTGTTAAGAATTGAGCTGGCTTATGTATATCGCCTAACAATGTCATATCATGACCATTAAATAATTCAGTAGTTACATGTTCATTTGATATTTCATAACCAATGTCAGTTTTTGCATTATGAACTGCACCATGATGTAATGCAATCTTTATGTTGTCAGTTTCAATGTCATTACCATTAACATATTGTGCTGGTTCTACATCTACTGCCATATGATTACATGTTATGCCAGCAAAATCAAATACACCATTATCTTTAATAAAAACAATATTATCATTTTTTATCATATCTAATACCGGAGACAATGCATCTTCACGATATAGATTGTTTAAGTTCATGTCATGGTTACCTAAAATTACAATTGTAGGAATATTAAATCCACGAAAAAAGTCAGTAAGCATTCGTATCAATTCAGGCGACATATCTAATTTGCTATGCACAATGTCCCCAGTAACCACTGCAATACTATTTTGTGTTTTAGTTTGATTGATGTGATTAAACATGTTTTCAAAAACGTGTCTATATTCCCGATGCCTTTTTAACGTACGAATATGAACATCAGAAATATGATAAATTTTATCAGCATTCTGTATTTTACTTGGTATTTTTGTTATTTCCATAATAATCCCATTTGGAGTTGCATTAGTTTTTCAAATGTCATGACTCCGGTATTTTCAATAATTTCAGTGATGCGATGGAATCCTAAATCCGATGCATCTTGTTCTTTCAGTTCTATAAAGTATACATTTAATCCTTCGCCCATAAATTTTTCTGCGATTGATAATGCATTTCGAATTGCGTCTTCATCTAAACATATGTAAATGTCTTTAACCCGCTTTTCAATAATTTTCTTTTGCAAATTTGGTTGAATTATTTTACCAAATAATGGTATTGCATTTCTTTTGATTGCAATTGCATCAAACGATCCTTCACATAATATAATTGGCTCTTCCCAATTAATAGTTAAATCAAATCCAATAATGTCTTTTATATTTTAGGATTTTTATGTTTGTATTTATCTGCTTTATAATAAGCTCTACTTACAAAATAATTTAATTGACCTGTACAGTCATAACTAGGAATAATAATTTTGCCACTATATTCTCCAGATTCACAATATCCAATTCTATATTTTAATATATCAAATATTGTTACTCCTCGTTTTTTAAGATATGACATCGCATTTCTAAAATCTGGAGTTTTCTTTGGTTTCCATAATGGTCTATAATCTTCTGGTAATGCAATTACCTCAACAACTTTCTCTTCTGTATCAAAATTCTTGTATTTTGCTGATTGTATTATTTTAGATAATTGTTCGAAATATTGTTTACCCAAGTTCATTTGTTTGAATAAACTATTGATACTTCTTCCCTTTTTATCAGATATCCAACAATGCCAAGCATTTTGACCGTCACTCGTTGTGTTGATGTCTATTTCTAATTTAGGTTTATAATGTGAAGTAAATGGAGAGAAGAATGCAACGTTATTACCTGATGTTGATTTACCTTTTCCTAGTACTGATTCTAGTAATTGTAATAACTTGAGATTTTGCATATAATATATAATAGAAAATTACTGTAATATATCCAATTAATTATTATTATATATATTATATATTAATATTGGTTAGACACATACACTCCATTTCTGGTCTAACGATCGATCCAAGACTGAATCAATCATTTTAAATAATTAACATCATTTTAATGAATATATTATTTTTTTTTCACAAATCAAACCTTATTTGAAAAAACGTTTCGGATCTTGTGCTTCTTCACCTGGTTTCAAGCATTCTTGCATCCATTCTACTGGTATTTCTTTTTTTGCTACATTAGGAATACCTAGCTTGATTGCATATGCTTCATATGTTGTTTTACTGGCTTTTGATATCTTTTGATTAGGATTTTGAAACACCATTCTTATATCAATATCTGGATTTGACTTTAATACATGTTTCATTTTTTTGCGATCAACTGCAGTCCATCGACCTTTTGTTTCAATGTACATTAATTCACCGTTCTTTTTAGTAAACACAAAATCTGGAGTATATTTATGTTTTGATTCAGGTACCGTATAATGAAGCGTTTTAGTTTCATAACAAACTTCATATGCATTAGATTTTATTTGTTCTGCTACAGTTAATTCTAATCCTGATTTATAACCGTATTTATAAGCTGCTTGTCGTTTTTTACTTCCAGCAGTATGCCAATGATTTCGTTTCATGTAACTTGTTTTCTATTATTTTTTAAAACGTGTTGTTAACAATATATAAATTGATAGTATTGGGAATATTATTGAAAATCCCCAAAACGCCATTATATTTTTTAATTGTGTCATAACCATCATGTTTTAAAAATCAGTATCTACATTAAATACTGCTCTACCTCCAGCTAAATTCCAATAATGTACCGATCGCGCGTAATTATAATAAAACATACATGGTATAGTATATGAACTTTCATCTCCTGCATAATTATAATATGCAGCGGATGTAGTTGGGTGATTTAAAGCAGTATTAGACGAGTTTGCTTTAAGAATTAAACCATTCTGAATTATTTTCCGGAACTTCTCATTTGAGATGTTTGTTACCGAATCATTTGTTCCAACATATTCCCAATCATATTCAACATTTAATGCGTCATTAGGAACATTATACATATCCATATATGGCTCTATATATTTATTATAATAATTTATTACTTTTGGTTGTATATTCGATTGAACCCATGGTTTCACTAAATCTTTCAATGCAGCTGCTTCATCATCATCAAAAGCTTTATACCCAGCAAACTGACTATGATCATTGACATAGTTAATAAATTTTAATAATATATCTTCAGTCTCTGCAACAGATTGCGTATATAAGTTATCTATATCTTCCGGCGAGTCAGTCGTAGAAGTCGGAGTCGTTTTCTCCGTAGAAGTTGGAGTCGTTTTCTCCGTAGAAGTCGTAGTCGTTTTCTCCGTAGAAGATGTGCTGCTATCATTTCCCGGATACGTTTCGTCGGCCGACCTAGTCATAACTTGTTCTTTAAGTAAATGTTCTTGTAATAAATCTTTAAGTTTTATATTCATGCCGGTTCCTTTAAAATAATTTGTCGATTCATTTGTAATAGATTTTGCGTTTAATGATAACAACAATTCGCCTCGTAATGAATTAAGTACTAGTTTTTTCCTGCCTTTGTTCCAATCGTCAAGTAAATTTAATCTCCACAACAGTTTCTTTGTTTTGGGGCCGAAAACTCCTCCAAACTCATATTTGCCGGAAGTTCTAAAAAGTCTCAGTTTTGCAAAATTTGCAAATTCGGGATTCGAAGCTGGTGCTAATTTTAGCCCAACCTGATATAGTAATTCTTGAAATGCTTTCTGCTCCTGAGTTCCTTTTGGTTTGTCTGTACCTACCTGGCTAACATCAATATTCTCAGAATTGGCTAATGCTGATCGAATTGCTGACACCTGTTTCTTAGCTTCAGCATCTGCCTTCGCTTTTGCTTCAGCATCTGCCTTCGCTTTTGCTTCAGCATCTGCTTTTTCTTTAGCTTCTGCTTCTGCTTTTTTCTTTTCAACGGCATCTTGAATATTTTGAAAATCATTAATATCTATAATAGGAGCTTTATCCGTTCCCCCAATTCTAAACTTATTTAAAATTTCAATGTCCGATTCGGTTTGTCGTATTATATATATCGGGAAATACATTACAGCTTTATTAGTTCCTTCTTTTTCTTTGTAATCTTCTCCAATAACATAAAAATATTCACCTCTAGAATATATCGAATTATCACCATATATTGATATTCTAGGTAATACCGATGCAACTTTTTGTTTATCAATTGGAGATTCTTTTTTACCAAAAACATAATAAAGTAAAAATGAAATTGCTTTTAATTGTTTAGCTTTCTGATTAACAGCATCAGTTGATACCGTTTGACCAATAGTTCCGGGTTTACTTTTTCTTGCTTGTTCTAATACTATTTTTTCGAATCGTTTCATTTATTATTATCCATTTTATATAAATATGTTTTTGTATAATTTACCAGTCTATTAAAACTAAACGACCCTGCCAACGCATTATATTATCGGTTTTAAAGTCTAAATCTAAATCTAGGTCCATTATACCCATTTTATTAATATCTCGTTGTAATGCTCGTAAAAAGGATATTAATTCAGGGTCTACGTCTCGTGCTCCGTCTGCATTAATATAATCAAACACCGAAGCTTCGCCTCCTATTTCACGAGCATACTCTTTATATGAATTCATGAACAAGTCAATATTATTTACATCATTATTATTTAATGAGCTTGCTTTAGACATTATGTATAATTGTTTAACATCATCAACATAGTATATTGGTATAAATGTGCTAAATTCACTAGCACGTCCCACAATAACCGTAGCAACATCAAACTCATCAGATTCATTAGTTATTTTAAAAAGTTTGTCTTCACCGTCAATTTCATAGACTCGGCCATTATCTCCTTGATCAAAAAATCGATATTCATTGTTATTAATTTTACTTAATAATCTTTGCAAATCTTCATCTTTTAATTCTAATAATATGTTTTTTAATCGTATCATTTTATTATGTTCTTGTCTAAATCAATTCGTATCAAGAAATTAACATCAACGTCATTTCTTTTTTTAATTGGTTGTGCTAATTTACCAATTGCTAATAATTGTCCTTCTGCATTATATAATCCAATACTTGTTATATACGGAGAAAAATCACTACCAGAAACAAATCCTCGATATGTTTGATTATCATCTTTAGTTAACGTAACATTGGTAGACATATTAAAATCACCTTGATCTAATTTTGCAGTTACGCCTAATTCATGAATTGTTACTGTGCTTTTATATGAAGCAGTAAACGGATAATTTAATATGTTTTGATATCGATAATCTATTGTGGATATTACTCCTAAACCTTGTTTTTCAAAAATATTACCAACTACTGGTGTTTGTGAAAATGTACCGCCTTCTGTTCGATCTGCTAAATACCCAACCTCTGTTGCTGTTAATGCTTTATTGTATATTCGAATTTCATCTAATTGTCCTTGCAAATTAGAATCAGCAACACCATAACCACCAATACTTAGATTTTCTAAATTATCAATTCTAGAACTAGCACTAAGTGGATGATTACTATTATTAAACAATGAATTTGTTTCTGACGCATGAAGTGTACCATCGACATACATTTGAATTGAACTACCTGTTTTCTGACAAACAACATGAGTCCATGACGATGAGACATCTGCTGAACTAGTTATCATTGATCTGAATATTGGAGATCCTTGTGCGCTAAATTCAATTTGATTGCTTCCACTTAATTCAATTCTAAATGGATATTGTGGAGTTATAGAGCTAGTCGCTTTTGTAATTATTAATTGATTGTCGGCACCGGTATTAGATCCACTAATGAACATGGAAATTGCATAGTCTGAATCTCTATCATATTCTCCAGCAAGATCAGTTTCTATATATCCATCACCATTAAACTTTGCAGCTAATCCCATTGGCAATGTATCACCATTAGATGCAACAACTCCATCAACATATGTTATTCCGCTAGACTCATAATTAATACGTGTAGTATCAAAATATTCATTGAACCCCTCATACAGTTTCAATTGGTCGATAATTGATGCGGTGTCAAATGTGCTATCATTTATATTACCATATCGATCTGAAGTAAATGATGCCGTATTTGGCACTGTTAATTCAAATGATGCTAATTTTATACCTTCGCCTATTTTAAGTTGTGGAAATGAAAATATACTAGCAGTTTCATATAAGAATTTTTTAGTTAAATTTAAATTGGTTTGACCAAAATTATAATACGGTTGATTTTTATTCTTATAAAATAAATGATTAACTGAGAAATAAGTAACACTTTGTAAACTGCCGTCAATATTTGATGCGTCATTATATACCAACGTCGTTTCCAATGCTGGTAAATATGTTGGATCGATATAAACTCCTTGTAGTGGTAACATACTACTAGTAGCACTTCCACTATAAACAGTAAATGTTTTATGTGCTTGAAATGGATTAATCTGAATATCTGTTGAATCTATTTTTTTAAATACGGTTGGGTACAATCCCTCAGATATATCTTCATTGTTTATTTGCGTTTCCGACATAATAGTAAAACCTCGTTACATTTAATATAAATATAACGAGGCTAAAATACGTATTGAAATATTAAAAATCTAATTTTACTCTAATCAATGCTTCACTCTGGAATGATTTCAATAATGGCTTAGATAATTTAGACACTGCTAATAATTCTTGAGCGTCATTATATAATCCAACGGTTGTAATATACGTTTTTGGATCACCAATAAATGTGCTCTGAGCAATTTGACCATCACTACCAGTTATATATGACGGATTATTTGAGAAATTATAATCTGCATTTTTTATTCTTACAAAATAATGTGTACTAGTTACTTTTTCAGAATTTCTTGCTAAGAATCCATATGGATCACTAGTTGCTGGATTTGTTATTAAAGAAGATCCTGATACTGAATGGAATAAACGGAAATGATTATTTCCTTCCGAACTAGATCCGGTGTTAGTCTGATAATTTAATTGTTGATCTAACATTTTACCGTCTAATATCAATGTACCAAAGTCAGGATAAACTAATCCATAATAAATTGGGCTAGTAGAATTATAAACTCCGCCATCAATCGATCCTGATACAATATTATAAACACGTCCTGAATCTCCAACCGTTGCATTAGCAATACTCGAATCATCAATCAAAGAAACAACTACACTACTACTAACTGCTACATTACTACCAGTTGCATTAGAATCTAATGAAGCTGACATATATCGCAACGGTAATTCAAAATTACCAGCATCTAAACGTTCTTTCAATCGATTACGTTTAAAATTAAGAACATATATAGAATCAGTACTTCCAGAACCAGCAGTGGTAAATCTAGAATCAGTCGGATTTAATAAAAGTTGACGGTATTGCGAATAAATTGCTTTAGATGGAGAATCATTAAGTTGACCTTGTGAATTCGACCCACTTCCTAATGCATTACCATATGCCGCAGCAAACTGAACTGCAGAACCATCTAAACTTGGATTTCCGTCTAATATATCAACATAATATCTACGTTGTGATTCTGTTTGTGTTGATGATGTAAAATAAGTAGTTAAACTTGCTACATTACCACTCCACAACCCTGCAGTTACCGTTTCTGTTTGACCTTCTACAACATCAGCATTCATATCAAATTTAGTAAATGTTCTACCCGATGCAGATAGAAGTGAAATTTGTTTTTGCTCTGCAACCATTTCAGCAGCCAATTGTTGAGCCAATTGTTGTACTTGCTGATTTACTTGATTGGCATCAATATTTACTGGTTGTGCTACCGGAGTAGCTATACCTCTACCGACAGGTGCCGCGGCTCTACCGACAGGTACTATTCCTAACTTTGGCTGTTGTTTTAATTGTTTAATTGTTTTCATGTTTTCCTATTTTAAGAAGTCGCATTTGAGATAGTAGCAGTAGATGCTTTGTTTACTGTTAAGTTAATAGTAGTAGCACCACCAGTTTCATTACCAATAATTGTTATAGTTGCTGTTTTAGATTCAACTAATAATGTTTTAGCAGATATTCTAAATTCAAATCCAGAAACCGCAATACTTTGTGCGTCTTCATTATCACCAATAAATCGTGGAATGGTAGGTAACGTAGAAGATTGTAATTCTCTAGTTACTGTTAGATCTGCTATACTAGAATCTGATAATATTGCTGTATATCCTAAGTTAGAATTTCCTCCAACTAAATTAGCAGTATTTGGAGCAATTATATTACTGGTACCGGGGCCTGGTAATATAATAGAAGAATTTCCAACTGAAATAATTGGTATATTTACCGTTGTCTTTGGCAATGATACTAATTTATACTTCAATGCCTGAGTTTCGTCTGGTATTGCTTCTGTAATTGGCATATTCTCTATAATCGTGCCATAATAATTTGTTCCCAGCGGATGATCTGGATTCCATAGTGAGTAATCAATTTCATCATCACCAACTGCAAATTGAGTAATATTAAATGCATTACCTCCCTTTGCTAACAACTCACGTCCTTTTAATGTAAGGATTGCATCGACAGTTACACTACTATTATTTAAATATCCCATATTAATTTACCTTTTATTTAATATAAATATATTTCAGTTAAATTTTACGTTAATATAAAACTACCTTGAGTTCCTGGTTGATTTGTATATATTAACTGATTACCGTTTGCTTGTCTAGATTCAACAACTGGTCCGCCATCTATTGTCTGTATTGATGCAATATTAAAATCCGGACTAGTTAATTTAGATCCATTATATTTTTGATTATCAATCCCAATTGGTAAATAATCTTGAACTTGAGCAAACCTTAAGGTAGACCCACTTCCATATATCCCACTGCCATATGAATATACACCATATACAGTTCCTAGTTGATTTGTTATTTGTTTGATTTCAGATAAACTAGATGATAATATTACTGGTTGTTCTGCTCTACTTCTCCAATATGGAGTAGATGAAGTTATATAAGTACTTCCCGATCTAATTAAATTTTCGTACACATATGTTGTACCACCATATTTAGACGCTACTGAAGATGTTAAATATCCTTGTAACTGATCATCGTCGATTGCAGTTAATGTATATATATCATCAGATATAATTGCATCATAGTTTTCATAATGAGCAGACGCAGTTACTTGTGTATCTGTTATAGTTGTATTATATGTGCTATTAACACGTTCAACTTTTGGTAATATAGTATCTTTACTACGTTCCAATATATTTGGTTGAACTAGTAGTCCTGTTAATTTATTTACACGAGCTGGTAATAATTGATCTAACTGTTTAAAGAATGATAAATCAAATAATGTAAATATTTTAATATATCCATTAATATCATTTCGTTGACTATACTTTTTCCAATATGTTTCTGCTTCTTGTATTAATGCTGGATATGATTTTGCATTTACACTGCCAGGATCTCCTATATAATCATCTAATGATTTAAATCCTAATTGTGCAATAATATCTTCATCAATCATTGTTTGTGGAGAAAAATATACTCCCAACTTAGCACTATCCAATGGAGCTTTATCAAATTGACTACGTTCAGCTCTTGTTTTAACATCTAAACTTCCAATTAATTCATTATCTTCTAAACGAATCTTATTATCGTCATATGTTCCAGCACCTAATGATATACCGTCATAATAATATGTTTCTTCAATTGAGTCATACGGAGTATTATTAGTCCAACTTGCAAAAGAAGCAGATATTCCAGAATTATTAGGTTCCACTCCAGTTAAACTACTAGTTGTAGCATGATTAATTTTTTGTGTTAATGGAACTCTGAAAACTAATTCATCATATGCATCTACATTTCCATCATATGCTCCTGGAGCTTTTACATGATTATTAAATGGTGAGTCTTGCAAACTAGAAGTCCATAGTCTCAATTCTTGAAGTTGTCCTAATAATCGACTACCACCCGTAGTACCACCTAACGTTAATGTTCCAGTACTGGCAAAAGAAGACGCATCTGATGCACTTACTGCAGCTACAATTTTTCCATATTTAGATTTTTTAGCTATAACTTCTAAATTAGATCCATCTTTACGCAATACTGTGCTTAACCATTCCCCATCAAATAATTCAATATCCGCAGAGCTATTACCATTAATTTGTATAGTACCCATTGTCCCAGAAGTATAATCTAATGTTACCGTATTACTTCCTATAGTAAATAAATTCATGGTACTAGGTAATAACGGATTAGTTATTACATTATCAGTACGGAATCTAAGTTCTACTGCTTCAATTGGTTGATTATAATTAACTGTTACCGTACCAGCTGTATTTGTAATTAAGTCTAATGCATAATCAAAATTTAACTTTTCATATAATGGTGCTCTGTCTAATCTAGGACCGCCGTATTCATTAATAGTCATCAATGATTGTGGAATACCATAGCATGACAATAATGCTTGTATACTTCGTTTAGTTCCTTTAGACTTTAATAATAATGGTAAATTATTTACAATTCGCCTCCATATGGTCGATGTTGACTTCTGCCCGGAAACTGATGGGTCGCCTACTGAATTAGAACCGGTAATTGGTGTACCTGTTTCTGATACCCCTAATGTGTATTCCCAAAGTTTTTGACCTTGTTGACCATTGGTTAAATTCCATCCAAATTGTTTAGCAACTGAATATAATAAATCGTCAGACATTCCTAGTTTAGGATTTTCTTCACGTTTATTTATTTTAGTCATATGATTAATATATGTATATAATATATCATAATGATGACCAAGCATATTAACAAATGTAGTTAAATCAACACTATCAGATTGTAATTGAATATGATCAGGAACTGTTCTTAATAATGAATTATCATTTAAATTGTCATACAATGAAGCAGATGCATATACTCCATCATACCATGTTTCAAATTGACTCGACGTTACTGAATATTGAGTATATGGTACAGTAGAATTAGATTTTGGTATTGGTTGTATATAACTACCGGTAACAACTGCAACATTTGCATTAATTACTGGAATGTCATAAGTAGTTAAATTAGATGAAGATTCAAAGTACAAGTAATGCTCAAAATTATCAAAACCTCCAATTAGTGATGATTTTAAATTTGCAAAATCTTGTGCATTCGTTGTAGCATTACTGCCTGATATCCCAGTTAATATTAAACTTTGTGAAGTATAATACTCAATTAATTGTAATTTATATTTAAAATTATCTAAACGCTCTGTTGCTGAACTATAAAATATAAAATTATTAAAGTCAGAATAATCAATATTCAACTTCATGCCAGACAAACTACCAGAAAAGAAACTATCAATAATTTGTTGTGATGTTGATGTTGATGATCCTAATAAGTCATTCCAATTTTGTAAACCAGTTTCAGTAGACGTATCATATGAATAATTTGCTTGCCAATTAGGACCACTTAAAACATTAAATGTTTGAGCTTCAACAATTGATTGAATAATAATATTGTCAATATAAGTTGGTTTTAATTCTTTAACTACCCAACATCTAAAATTTGTTTCAATTAATTCAGGTAATGGTTCATATAATTTGACATATAGATATTCGCCAATTACTACACTATTAACAAATTGTACACATTGATTTCTGCTAAAATTTAATAGGTATGTTTGAAAATAACCAATTGGAGACGTTTGATTAACAGTTTCTATATAATTTGCAATTTGGTTTACAAAATTAGAATCATTAACATCAATTGCTTTAAGTCGTATTTCCGTACGATCGGGAGATATTTCATCAATTCGTAAATGTTGCTGATCATATCCACCTATTAAATTTTCAAAAAAGTTAACAGCTATTTTGTAATTACCATTTGTTATTTTTAAATCTTGTAATTCTTGATAAATATCTAAAACATATGGTTGCGAATCAAAACGTTTTTCGGTGTTGCTATATGAATTAAAATATACTGGCGTATTTGGTAATGATTGACTTTTATGTTGTCCACTTATCCAAACATCACCTGAATATAAATGAAACTCTACTGTTGATTTATTAACAATATTATTATCAAAATAAACTGGGTCTACAAGCTTACTATTAATATTTTGCAACTGTGCAGTATCAATACGTTGTGCAGAAATAGGTTTCTTTGCTAATAATATTTGTTCTATATTTTTATACTGCGTTAACATATATTATTCTATAACTCCACCTCCACCAGCAACTAAATTGTCAATTGTTGCATCTAATACATAAGTCAAATCTTGTGTTCGATTACCAGAAGATACTTGCTTAAACCAAAATATCCAGTTGCCACGCGTGCCTGGTAATTCGTCCTCTGCTTCTTCTAAAGCCTGATCTAAATTGTTAAATAAGCGTTCTACTTTATTAGTTTGTAATACTGCTGGGTCTCGGTCGAACAATGTTTGTATATTACGGCGTATCAAGTCTGTCGGAACTATGTCGTTATATCGATCAAATGTCTGCTCCGGAGGCGGTGGTGCATCCGGTGCCGTAGGTGCATCCGGTGCTGTAGGTGATAAGTCGATCGGTGGTATATTAAAATCAACATCAAAATTAACATCAATGTCAACCGGATTGATTGTAATTTGAACTGGAAAACTAAAATAATTAAAACGGGTATCCAATATGTCTAACATTGGTTTAGAATCAAAATTAAAAGAATTGGTTTCGATAACCATATAAGACCCGGACTGAACTATAATGTTTCCATTTTCGTCTCTAGGAATAATATCAGTATTATTAGAAACAACAGTTAATCCATCTTTAATATACTTAGATGTTTGCTGTAACGATACTGGATCTAACTGTTTTGCTTTTAAACTTTTCATTAGCGAACTACTTTAAAATAAATTTCGTCGTCAATATACTCTTCCATAACCCCATCTTCAATTTTTAATTCTATGCGGTAATACCGTTCCGGCATAAAACTATTCATATCTACATGTATAAAATTACTTGTGCTATCGCAACTTACTTTATTATAAATATTATCAAACGGAATTATGTACTCATCTGTAGCAGCATCTCGTATTGCATAATATGTAGTAGTTGGTAAATATTTTACTGTTTTAAGTGGAAATAAATTTGAAGGAGACTTTTGTGGAAATTTATCTCGAGCATATATTCTAACTTTAGTAATCTCAGTATCTTTATATGACGGTTTAGTCTTGCTGTAAGTCAAGTATGACTCTAAGTTAACCGACGTTAATGATCCTGTTGTAAAAGTGCTGTTATCCCAGTACATCGTTAATCTAGGGACATATATAGTATGTGTTTCTCTACTAAAGAATTTAATAATACCGGTCTTAGTTCCATCAGCTTCATCTGCCTCAGAAAACTTAATTAAAAATCCATTATTATCTACAGACACATTACCACTTCCAGATATCCATGTTTTTATTGCACCTGTAACATCCATATTAATA